CTGTTCTGTATTTCTCTGCGAAATTACAGAATCAGGATATTTTAGAATAAAATACGCAAATCGGACATTGGAGAATAAAATAATATGACTGCGGGAAGACCACCAAAACCTAACGAATTAAAACGATTGTTGGGAAATCCTGGCCAAAGACCTTTGCCTGATTTGAATAATATTACGCATTTACCCATGGCTCGTGAGATTCCAGCCTACCCTGAGCAATTAGGCGAGGCAGGTAAAAAACTTTGGGACAGGGCTTGGGCTATGGCCGTAACTTGGCTATCGCCTGTTTCTGATATTGATGCAATTGCTAATGCTGCTTTCTTGGCTGATGCATCTGAAGCGGCCAGAAATAAATATATGGCTACCCTTGAGAGCAACGATGGAAGAGCGTTTGTCGCAATTAACAAAGCCTACACTGATGCGTTAACATCTCTTGGCTTTGATCCCATTGCGAGATCACGCTTGGGCGTTGCAGAGGTCAAGGCTGCAACTTCTATTGACAAACTTTTGGAAAGAAGGGCTAATCGTGCCAGAGCCAACAATGATATAATTGAGGCTGAAACGATAATCGTAGAAACAGGGGCTGAACAAATAAATGAATCAAATAGCAATTAACGACATAGGAACAGCAGAAGACTTTATGGCTGCCATTGACGCATCCATGAAATATTTTGGACATGGGCAACCAGTGTCTGGGACTATTGTCCAAATTGATCGTGATGGCGTCTTAGTAGATATTGGTGACAAGAGCGAGGCATTTGTGCCAAAGCATGAATTGACCAATCGCAAGAATGTAGAGATTAATGAAGTAGTCCAAATTGGGCAGGTAGTAGAAGGCATAGTCATAAATAAGACTGATGAAGGCCAATACATATTGTCTCTAAAACAAGGTGAGACAGAAGCCATTTGGAATGATATGCAGAATAGATTTGAATTGTCTATTCCTGTTATTGGCAAAGTGACTAAAGTTGTTAAAGGTGGATTAATGGTGGACATTGGCCTAAAGGCCTTCCTTCCAGGATCCTTAGTTGATGTAAATAGGGTTACAGACTTTACTCCATATGTAGGCCATGAGGCCGAATTTATTATCAATTCAATTGATAGGGCTAAGGGAAGTATAGTTCTAAATCGCCGCACTCTTATTGAGCAAATGCAAAAAGAAGATAAGCAAATAGAATTTGCCAAATTAACAGTAGGTCAAATCCATAAGGGCTTAGTTTCAGGTATTACTGAATATGGAGTCTTTGTTGAGATAGGTCTACTTGCTGGCCTGGTACATAAATCCAAGATGGCTGAATTTACACCTGATCAATTTACTGTTGGTCATGAAGTAGAAGTAGAAATCATAGAGATTGACTTTGAAAAGAGCAGGCTGTCGTTAGCACTTAGAGGTTAGCATGGCGTGGCCACCTACATATCTTTCACCTGTTTCAGAAACTGAGTTAGGCAACACTCGTGGTTATGAAGTCATAGACTTTATTGAGACTCTCTGCCATTTAACGGAAGACTCTATTGCTGGTAAGACTGGCGATAAGTTCCTTCTTAGGCCCTGGCAAAAAGATCTTCTTCTGCATCTATATGCTGAAAGAGAAGATGGGCTTCTAAAACATCGTCGTGCCTTAATTGGCATTGCTCGTAAAAATGGAAAGTCAGCCCTAATTGCTTCTCTTGTTTTAGAGCAGTTGGTTTTGGGTGTTAATGGTGGTCAGATCTATTCTGCGGCGGCAGATAAAGAACAGGCTCGTATTATCTTTAAGACAGTAAAGAAGATGATTGAGTTAGAACCAGAGTTAAAAGACATTTTAGAGGTTTATCAAAATACAATTTATAACCCTTTGACTGGTTCTGTGTATAGGGCTTTGTCTTCTGAAGCATATACAAAAGAAGGTCTTAACTCTACATTTATTGTAATTGATGAGTTACATGCACAACCAAATAGAGAACTATATGATGTTTTATCTCTATCTATGGGTGCTCGTGAAGAACCAATGCTTGTAGCAATTACTACTGCTGGTTCAAAATATGATTCAAATGGTAAAGATTCTGTTTGCTACGATATGTATAATCGTGGAATACAAATAGCAAAAGGTGAAGTTGAAGATCCTTCCTTCTTTTTTGCATGGTGGCAAGGCAATGATAAATTGAATTACAAGGATCCTGAGAATTGGCACTTAGCAAATCCTTCTTTTGGAGATATTTTATCTGAAGAGGATATGCAATCTGCTGTGTTACTTACTCCAGAAAATGAGTTTAAAACTAAAAGACTCAATATGTGGGTAAGCACAGGCCAAGCATGGATTCCCTCAGATGCCTGGGACGCATTAGAACTTAAGAATCGTGGGGCGATTAAAGGTGAAGATGTTGTTCTGGCATTTGATGGGTCTTTTTCTAACGATGCAACTGCTATAATTGGATGGTACTTAGGTGGTGAAAAGCCTCATCTAAAGATAGTAGGACTATGGGAGATACCTGAAGTAGATCCAGATCCTATGTGGACTGTACCAATTGCAGAGGTAGAGAAGACAATTATTGACGCTTATAGAGATAAAGATACTAACACTCTTGAAATTTGCTTTGATCCAGCAAGATGGGCCAGAACATTTATGATTCTTGAGGAACAAGGTATGCCTATCGTATCTTATCCAAACTCTGCAGAGCGTATGGTTCCAGCAACACAGAAATTTTACGAGGCAATTATGAATCAATCATTTACTCATGATGGTGATCCAAGACTTGCCAGACATATAGCAAACACAGTTACTAAGACTTCCTCAAGAGGTCTGATGGTAGCAAAGGCTACAAATAAGCGTAAGATTGACGCTGCTGTAGCAGCAATATTTGGTTATGATAGGGCAACAGCACCTAAACAAAAGCCAATCACGCCAAGAATACACTTCGTATAAGGAGAATGATGAAGAAATTCAAGATAGACTGGTCACTATTGACAGAAATAGCGGGTGTAGGTCTTGCAACTTATGGACTTTTTTTAATTTCAATGCCTCTTGCTTTTATAGCATTAGGCACTTTTTTAGTATATATAAATGAGAAGGAGTAGTAGTGGCGACAGCAGGCATCTATAATGGCGTCATGGATCAAGGGGCTACATGGACACTCAGTATTGTTTACACTGATTATAACGGCAACCCTATCGTATTGACTGGCTATACTGCTCGTATGCAACTACGCAGCAAGTTTGATTCTGCTGCTGTTTTAACTCTATCCACAAGTAATGGCGGAATAACAATAACTCCATTAACTGGTACAATTAACCTAATGGCTACTGCAACTCAAATGGAATCAATTCAGCCAGGTTTATATGTTTATGATTTGGAACTCACAAGCGGTTCAAATATTCAAAGATTAATTCAAGGACAAATGACAGTAAGGGCACAGGTGACGGCGAATGTCTAATCAAGTGAATGTAAATGAAGTATTAAACATCGTTGAAGTCTCTGCTCCTGGTCCTGCAGGTCCTGCTGGTGCTAATGGAGCAACTGGTCCTACTGGTGCCACTGGAGCGACAGGTCCTACTGGAGCAACTGGCGCAACTGGTCCTGCTGGTGGTCCTACTGGTTCAACTGGTCCAACTGGACCCACAGGTGCTACTGGTGCTACTGGTGTAACTGGTGATATTGGTGCCACTGGTCCTGTTGGTCAAACTGGCGCAACTGGACCTATTGGTGCAACTGGTGCTACTGGGCCTCAAGGAACTACTGGCCCTATTGGAGTTACAGGCCCAACTGGACCTACTGGAGACATTGGTCCTTCAGGATCTACTGGTCCTATTGGTGTTACTGGTGCTACAGGCCCTACTGGTGTCACAGGCCCTATTGGCGCAACTGGCCCTGAAGGACATACTGGTGCTACTGGTCCCATTGGAGCAACAGGAGCCACTGGCCCTGTAGGTGCTACTGGACCAATCGGAGCCACAGGTGCTACAGGACCAAGTGGTGCAGCAGGTGCTGATGGAGATAAGTATGCAGACACATCTACTGAAACAGAAACTATTGTTGCAAAGAATTCAACCTTTGGAATTATTCTTAGTGATCCAAATGTAGATTACTCAATTGGTCAAACAGCAGTAATTGCTCATGACATTGATTCTTACATGATTGGAACTGTTACAAACTATAACAATATAACAGGTGAATTAACAATTCTTGTAACTTCAGCATCAGGTGTTGGAGAAACACATTCATCATGGTCAATTAACTTAGCAGGTGCCGTTGGTGCTGCAGGTGCAACTGGACCAACTGGACCAACTGGCCCTCAAGGAGTCACAGGCGATACTGGTCCTACAGGAGCAACAGGACCTGTTGGAGCAACTGGACCAACTGGCGATCAAGGAGTAACTGGTGATATTGGACCTACAGGAGCGACTGGACCTTCAGGAGCATCTGGACCTCAAGGCGTTACTGGAGATGTTGGCCCATCTGGTGCCACTGGCCCAGTAGGAGCCACTGGTCCGCAAGGCGTTACTGGAAACACAGGACCAACTGGTGCTACAGGACCTGTAGGCGCAACAGGAGCAACTGGTCCAGTACCTACTGTTTATGACAGAGAAATCCATGTTTCAAAAGACGGTAGCGATTCAACAGGAAATGGTAATTTAGTAACTCCTGTTCTAACAATTACATATGCTTTGACATTATTAAGTCCTACAAGATCAACAATTGTTGTACATCCAGGTACTTATATTGAAAATCCTAATTTGCCAGCAATATCAGGAATCAATATTGTTGCTGCAAATGGCGAGGGTATCACAAATAGCAGTACTTATATAGATGGAACACTAACAATTCCAAGCGGTGCAGCAAATGGTACAGTTCAAGGAATGGCAGTTAGAATTCTTGATATTACAGGTACAGCAAGTGCTAACATTTTTGATTGTACTATTGGAAACGCCTTAAACAAGACTGGATCTGGTAGCGTATTAATAAAAGGATTAAGAATTGGACAAAATGCTCTAAATATTACAGGTACAGGCTTAGTTCGTATTGATGACTCAACTACTGGCGGAACAGTAACAGTAAATAATGCTGGTGCAGTGGTAATCTTTAAGAATGTAAAAAATGTTTACTTCCCAACACTAACCAATGGAATTGTTTATTTCGTAGATTCATCAATTTATGGTGGTGGAACCTATGCAATAACTCAGGCTGCAGGCCAAGTTTATTTATTTAATTCTCAGGTATTTAATGCAGTAGGTTCAGCACCTAATGCAGTTGATTTTAGTGGTCAATATCTAATAATTAACTCTAACTTAAATTATTCTGCTTCTGATTTTACTGGTGCAACACCAATAACTATTGATGCACATAACTCATATAATGTTTATGCAAATTCTTACTTTGCTCGTAATGGATTAGTAGCAGAAACATCTTCTGGATTTGGTGAATTATATATCAATAAAGGTCTAAATAAACTATTTGGAAATATTGCAATTGGTAGCAATGAAACACTTGTAAGCACAACAACTGGTTCTCAAAATATTGGTATTGGTAATCGTGCATTAAGATTTACAACTACTGGTGGCAATAATATTGGTCTTGGTAATGAAGCAGTAAGAGATAATACTACTGGTAATGAAAATCTTGGTATTGGTACATTTGCTCTTTCAAATAATGAAACAGGAAGTCAGAACACCGCAGTTGGTGTTGGAGCAATGTCAAGTACAGGTACAGCAGTAGAACGAAATGTTGCTATTGGTGTAGAAGCGCTTAATGTTACTGAAACAAATAATCAAGTTGCAATTGGTTGGAGAGCATTAAGACTAAATACAGTTGGTGCTTCAAATACTGCAGTTGGATTTGCAACATTACAAAACAATGTTGATGGAGTACAAAATACCGCTATTGGAGGAAGTGTTCTTGAAACAAATGTAGGTGGAGATAACAATGTTGGTATTGGTTATCAAGCCCTACAACAAAACATCGCTGATAACAATATTGCTATTGGTGTTCGTGCATTAACTTCTGTATCAACTGGTACTTCAAACATTGCTATTGGTACAGTTGCTCTTGAAGATAATGTTGGTTCTTATAATATTGCAATAGGCCAAGGTGCATCCTCAAATAATACAAGCGGTGAAAGAAATATTGCTATAGGTATAGGTGCATTAAATACCAATACAACTGGTAGTGATAACTTTATTGCTGGTCTAAATGCACAACAATTCAGCAATGTTAATAGAGTTATTGCAATTGGAACAGAAGCAGCACAAGATAATCAACGAGATGATATTCTTGCTATTGGTGATCATGCACTTCAAAATAATACAACTGGTCAAGTTAACCTTGCTATAGGTAATTCAGCACTTCAATCATGTACTACTGGAAATGGCAATGTTGCTCTGGGTATCTTTGCACTACAAAGTTTAACAACTGGTAATAATAACCAGGCACAGGGTGCTCAAGCATTACAGTATATGACTACTGGTACTGCTAATACTGCCGTTGGAAACTTGTCATCAAACTTAACATTTACTGGTGGCCAAAATACTGCTCTTGGTGGCGGTACAATGCTTCAAAATATCACTGGATCATTTAATACTGCAATTGGACAGCAGGCATTAACAAATGTTACAGATACGATTGCTACACTTGGAACAATAGTTCCTGGTTCAGGATATGTTGATGGAACTTATACAGGAGTTAACCTAATTCCTAATCATCCATATTTAACTCTAATTCCTGCAACAATTGTTGTTTCAGGTGGCGGAGTAACATCAGTAACACTTACTGGATGGAATGGTGCTGTTAGAAGCGGTGCAGTCCTATCACTATTAGTTCCAACTTCATTAGGTGGAACAGGATCAGGATTTAGCGTTCCTGTTGCAACAATCAATGCCAATGCAAGCAATAATGCTGTTCTTGGAAGACGAGCATCACAATTCCTTCGTCTTGGATCAAGAAATACAATTGTTGGTACTGAAGCAGGTCGTGATGGCACCAGTTATTCAGACAATGTGTTTATTGGATATCAAGCGGGATTAGGCGAAACTGGTAGCAATAAACTTTACATATCTAACACAAGTACAGCAACACCATTGATATTCGGTGATTTTGATCCAGCAGGTGGTAACACTGGTAAAGTAAGAATTACTGGAAGATTTGAGTTAGCACCAGCCTATGTTCCAACACTTGCTACAGATCCTGGCAGTCAAGGACAGATAACATGGGACAGCGATTATATATATGTATGCGTTGCATCCAACACTTGGAAGCGAGTAGGAATATCCACATGGTAAGGAGAATAGGTTAATATGAGTCTATCTAAAAGATTAAAAGCATCTGGTGAACAGCGACAAGGCAATAACCAGTACATTGAGCCTCTAATTCCACCTCGTCCACTCTATGGTGTTGCTAATGCTGGTGTTTATGTAGATGCAGACTCTGCTCTTCGTATTTCTACAGTTTATTCATGCGTAAGGCTATTAGGTGACACTGTTGCTTCGCTACCAATGGGTGCATATGTACGCAGAGGTCGCAATCGTATCTCTTATTCGGCGGTATACGGAAGTCAGCCTGAATGGATAAATAAGCCTAATCCAGAATCAACAAGATTAGAGTTTATTGAGCAAATAATTACATCCCTACACCTACATGGAAATGCATATATCCTAACTGTTAGAGATGATTCTGGCGAGGTAGTTGAACTATATTGTATTAATCCTAATGATGTAAAGATAGAAAGATTGGCTCCAGGAGAACCTCTTGTATATAAACTAAGAGATGAACTAAATAATTTTACTCGTATTTTGACTAAAAATGAGATGGTTCATATTCCAATGATGAAACTTCCTGGAAGCCATTATGGACTATCACCTATTGGTGCATGTAGAATGTCTGTAGGAATATCTATGGCTTCTGATACCTATGCTTCTTCATATTTTGGTAATGCCGCAAATCCTGCAGGTGTTATTGAAGTAGCAGGTGAATTGACAGATGAGCAGGCTGCAGATATCAAGCGTCAATGGAATCAAAACCATGGTGGTCCTTATATGTCTGGATCAACAGCAGTTCTTTCAGGTGGAGCAGCATTTAAGCCTCTATCACTAAACGCTGCAGACGCACAATTAATTGAAAGCAGAAAATTCAATGTGGAAGATATCGCAAGAATTTTTAGAGTCCCTCTAAGTCTCTTGGGTCATCCAGTAAATGGTGCTATGTCTTATGCGTCTGTTGAAGCACAGAACCTTTCATTTGTACAGCATTCTCTACGCCCACTATTAGAGCGTTTGGAACAAGCACTATCACCATTGCTTCCTGAAGCAGATGGATTTGTTAGATTTAATTTAGATGCCCTTCTTCGTGGTACCACAATTGAAAGATTTGATGCCTACACAAAGGGTCTAAGAGAAGGCTTCCTAAGCCTAAATGATGTTCGTTCATACGAAGATCTATCTCCACTTGGAGAATCTGGAGATCAATACAGACTTCCTCTACAGAATATTGATGCAGCACAGGCACCACTTGTTGGAGATAAGATGAAGGCTGAAATTGCTTCTATTCTCGTACAGGCTGGATATAACCCTGATGATGTTGCTAAGACTTTGGGCATGGAAGAGATTGGTCACACTGGTCTTGCTTCTGCTCAGTTACAGCAGGTAGCATTAATTAATCCAGAGAATCCTGATGCTGTTTATAGCGATGAGGTAAAAAACTAATGCCTTACGGAATATCTTCTGAACAGAGCGATTGTGAAAATTGGGCGGTAGTTAAAGAAGAGTCTGATGGCTCATATACTACTCTTAAATGCCATGATAATAAACAAGATGCTATTGATCAAATGGTAGCAATATCTATAGCAGAAGATATGGAACCTCTTGGAGAGGTTAGAGAAGTAGGAACAGTCCCACAATTTATTAGAAGAAATGCTCAAAAGGGATTGGATTATTTAGCAGAAGGTTTTGGTGGCGACGGACTTACTGATGCTACCAAGAGAGAAGCAAGAGAAATGGCAGCAGGTCGTATTTCTGAGAACAAAGTCAGAAAGATGGCACCATGGTTCGCCAGACACAAAGCAGACGGTCAGGCACCTAAGAACAGTGATCCTTCAGATTCACAGTATCCAGGTCCAGGATTAGTTGCTTGGTTACTTTGGGGCGGAAATTCAAACTTTGATGATGCTGCTCAAAACTGGGCACAACGCCAAATAGATTCCTTAAATAATGAAGAAAGTAAGACAAGGAGCAAAATGAAAAAGACAGAACGCCGTACCTTCGTGGTGAGGGACATAGAAACAAGGGCAGAAGACGGTAAACTGCGTATGGCAGGCTATGCTGCGGTATTCAATGAGCCATCCTTGCCACTACCATTCATTGAAACAATAGCAGCAGGTGCCTTTAGAAAGACTCTAACAGAGACACCAGATGTTCGCTTATTGATTAATCATGAGGGCTTGCCATTAGCCAGAACCAAGAATGGCACAATGAAATTATATGAAGACGAAAGAGGTCTTTATTTTGAGGCAGAATTAGCAGACACCCAAGAAGCAAGAGACTTACATACACTCGTTGCTCGTGGAGATGTTGATCAAATGTCCTTTGCCTTTAGAGTTATTCGTCAGAAGTGGAATGAGGACCGTACTCAAAGAACACTTACTGAGGTATCTCTGGCTGACGGAGATGTATCAATCGTCACATATCCTGCATACCCAGCAACTTCTGTAGAAGCAAGAGAAGCCCTAAAGAAGGCTATTGCTCAAATTAAAGAGGGCAGAGAAGTAAGTGGTGATTCACTATTAGTATTAGAGAGCATCTTTGGAGACTTAACAGAAGGTCATGAATACATCATGAAGGCTGTAGAAGTCATGGGTACACTACTTGGAAATAACGGAGTAGAGTCAGAAGAAGAAGAAAACTCTCCATACACAGATGTAGAAGATGATGAATTAGAAGAGTCTGCAATTACTCAATTAATTACAGATACACCTGGAGAAGGTTCTAAGGTAATTGGAGAAATTCCTTCTACACAATTAAATGTACCAATTAGAGGAATGTCTCTAAGATTGGCACAAGCAAAGCGCAACACAATATAATTCCTATTAGAAATAATAGGCGAAGTCGGAGCGAAAATCACACCCTGTAAGCGTCGTGAAATCCATCGCCACCACCTCAAATAACTTAAATAACTCACATAAGGAGAACAAACAATGTCTTATTTAGACAAATTGATTGAACGCCGTGAAGCAGTTAAGGCAGAAATGGATGCAGTTCTTGAAGCAGTAGCAGCAGAGAACCGCACAGACCTTACAAATGATGAGTCAGCAAAGGTAGATGCCCTTGTTGAGGAATCACGCTCACTTGATTCAAAGATTGACAAGTTCAAGGCACAAGCAGATGCTGATGCTAAGGTTGCAGAAGTTCGTGCAGCAGTAGCAGATGTTGCTATGCCAAAGACAACCGCTACAACAAAGATTGTAAGCGAACCACGCACATACACTGAGAATTCAGGAAACTCATTCATTGCTGACGCATTCAATGCTCAGTATCGTAATGACTTTGGCGCACAAGATCGTCTTGCTCGCCATGCTCGTGAAAACGAAGTTGAGCGTCGTGATGTTGCAACAGGTAACTTTGCAGGTCTTGTAATCCCACAATACCTCGTTGATCTCGCAGCACCATTTGCTCGTGCAGGTCGTCCAACTGCTGATTTCGCAACCAACAAGCATGTGTTGCCAAATGCAGGTATGACACTAAATATCTCTCGCATGACTACAGGCACAAGCACTGCAGTTCAGGCTTCTGAGAACTCTGCTGTTTCTGAAACAGACAGCGATGATACACTCTTGACTATTGATGTGCGTACAATCGCAGGTCAGCAAGATCTATCAAAGCAGGTCATTGAGCGTGGAACTGGCGTAGATGCATTCGTCGTACAGGACCTAATCCGTTCATGGCACACCACTCTTGACAACCAGATCCTCAATGGTTCTGGAGCATCAGGACAAATTCGTGGTATCCGCAACACCTCTGGCGTTAACTCTGTAACATATACAGATGCTTCACCAACAGTTGCAGAACTATATCCAAAGTTGGCAGATGCTTACCAGAAGATCCAAACTGGCGTATTCATGAATCCTACACACTGGATCATGCACCCACGCCGCTTGGCATTCTTGCTTGCTGCTGTTGATGATGCAAAGCGTCCACTTGTTGTTCCTACAGCAAATGGTCCAATGAACGCATTCTCAACTGGTGCAGGTTCAGCATCTTACGGTAACTCTGGCTACTCATTGATGGGTCTACCTATCATTGCTGATGCTAATGTTGTTACTGATGCAGGTGCAGGTACAAACGAAGATGAAATCTATTGCGTAACAGCACCAGAACTACATCTTTGGGAGCAGGCTGGATCACCATTCGCATTGACATTTGATGCAACTGGTGCAGGCTCACTCACTGTTAAGTCAGTTGTTTATGGATACTCAGCATTCTCTGCTGGTCGTTATCCTGCAGCAACATCCGTAATTAGCGGAACTGGTTTAGCAGCACCATCATTCTAAGTTAGATTTGCATAGAGCACAGGGCCTCCCGCACTCTATTGCAATACTTAGAGTAATCTAAGGAAGGGCAGGCTGGCAGACGCCCCGATTTGTCAGCCTGTTCCTTTTAAACGAGGGAAAATGAAAAAACTTAAAAAGATATTTAGAATTAAAAAGGAAACAGCAACTGCTCTACCTAAAGTAGAAAAGGCTATGTTACCTAAATTGGAGAAGAGGAGCAAATGAGTCAATCAAGCACAGTTTATACAACTTTGGCTGATGTTAAGAATGCATTGCAGATAGAAGATTCTATAGATGATGTTGCTATTGAAGCAGCGATTCTTACTGCCAGTCGTCAGATTGATGAATATTGCCAAAGATTTTTTTACCAAGAGGGTAGTCAAGCATTCCCTGCTACAAGATACTACACAGCATACAGCCCTTGGTATGTAGAAACAGACGATATCGTTGAAGTAACAGAATTGGCTTGTGATGTTGATTTTGAACAGACATATACTCAAATATGGAATGTTACAAGTGCTCCATTAGATGTTATGTACGAGCCAGTAAACAATCCACTAAAGGGATGGCCTTATACAAGATTATTGGCTATAGGCTCATATGTATTTCCTTACTTCTTCCCTCAAACAGTGCGGGTATCAGGAATATTTGGATTTCCACAAGTACCATATGAAGTAGAGATGGCCTGCAAGATTCAGGCATCAAGATTATTTGTAAGAAAGCAATCACCATTTGGAATTGCTGGATCTGTAGAATTGGGTACAGTTAGATTAAATTCAAGACTTGACCCAGATGTAGAAATGTTGTTAAAGACATTTAGAAGAAATAAGGGATTGGCTTACTAATGATTCAAATTAGCAAAGTAAGAGAGCGTATTGGAAAGAATATAGAACGCATATCTGGCATTCGTATTTATGATCAAATCCCAGATGTTGTAGTTCCTCCATGCGCTATAGTAGGTCAATTAGATTTCACATTTGATATTGATAATGCTCGTGGTTTGGACCAAGCATCCGTTGATGTTTATGTGATTGTTCAGAGAATCTCCGAAAGAGCAGGGCAAGAGAAACTTGATGAACTCTTAGGTGGAACTGGCAATAAGTCAATTAAGACTGCCATAGAATCTGATAGAACATTAGGTGGACTTGTTAATACTCTAAGAGTTATAAGTGCTGAAAGCGGTACATATGGTTCTGGAGATCAAACATTTTTATCTTATCGTTACAACCTCACAATTTGGGGCTAAGGAGAACAAAATGGAATATACAGTTACCTCAAGTAAAACAGTTTGCGGTAAGATTAATGGTGAAAAACTTACCGAAGATGATATAATTGCTTATGGGAGTTCAGTAGAATTTCTCGTCAATGCAGGACATATCAAAAAAGCAGGGCAGACACCAAAAGCAGTAAAAGAAATAAAAGAAGAAGTGCAAGTGCTAAAGGAAGAACCAGAAGCATTTGTTTTTAACACATTTAACAATGAACAAGGAGATAAATAATAATGGCTCGTTTAGTACTTACAAATGTTGAAGTTACTATTGCTGGTGTAAGCCTCGCTGATCACATTGCATCTGTAACTCTTTCAAGCACATATGATGTTCTTGAAACCACAGCATTCAAAGGTGGAAATGTTCCACAAGCAGCAAAAGAGCGTATCGCAGGTCTTGTAGATAACTCAGTAACTCTTGAGTTCCATCAGGATTTTGCAACAGGCGAAGTTGAGCAGACAATCTACCCACTCTTGGGTACAGTTGCTGCAATCAAGGTACAGCCTGTAAATGCTGCAATTTCAGCAGACAACCCAGAATATCAATTCAATGCGTTGATTTCTGAGTGGACACCTCTAAATGGTGCAGTTGGCGAACTCGCTACAGCATCAGTTACATGGCCAATCACTGGCGCTATCGTTAAGGATGTAACTCCGTAACATGGCCAAAATGGTTCTAACTAACGCAAGTGTGGTATTTGAAGGCGCATATGATTTTAGCGACCATGTGTCAAGCATAACGCTTTCAACTGTCCACGATGTTTTAGATGTGACTCCTGTGAAGGATGGCGTCATCTATAAAGAAGTAATTGCAGGTGTTGGAACTAATACAGTAACATTTGATTTCTATCAAGATTTTGCAAACAATTCTATTGAAGAGTTTTTTGGTGGAGAACCAGGAAATCCTTTGATGCCAAATCGTGTAGGAACAAAGGTTGCATGTGCAGTCAAGCCAATAGCGTCTGCACCAATATCAGCAACAAATCCAGAATATCGCTTTGATGCATTAGTAACTGAATGGACTCCGCTAAATGGTGCGGTAGGCCAACTAAGTACTATCGCTGTGTCCTGGCCTATCTCTGGAGCAATCACTAAGGATGTAACTCCTTAGTTTAATTAACTAACCTTAAAGGGGCGAAATATAATGGATGGACTAAGTATCAAAGTAAAGACCAGTGACGGAGAAGAAGGCGTTTATAGCCTTCGTCCCAAGACTCTTGTTGCATTTGAAAACAAATATAATAAGGGTTTTGCTAAGTTGTTAACCGAAGATCAGAAGTTGGAGCATATCTACTTCCTGGCTTGGGCAGCGATGAAGGATGCTGGTAAGGTAGTAAAGCCTTTTGGCGAGTCATTCCTTGACACACTTGATAGTGTTGAACTGGAGACAGACCCAAATTCAGAATCCACAGAGACAGCCTAACCTATACGGTAGCCATGGTTTCTGTGGAGACTGGCCTTTCTCCCAACGACTTGCTTGAAGCGCCTGACGGTGTACTTGAAGCAATTGTTATTTATCTCAAGGAGCGATCCAAGAATGCGAGCAGGTAATGAGTAAAGATGTTATAGTGCTGACTGGCGTCAAAGAAACACTAAAAGCATTAGAAACATTTGATAAGAATGCAGTTAAAGAATTTAACAAGATTCTTAATTCTGAACTAAGCAGTGCTAAAAAAGAAGCACAAGGCTTAGTAAAATCAGAGCCTCCACTAAGTGGTTGGGCTACTCAGCCTGCTCGCAATCCTCGCTCTCGTGGTGGTGCTGGATGGCCTGCCTGGGATCAAAGCGTTATTAAGGCTGGAATAACATCCACAAAGGCTGAGGGTAAGGTTAGAAGAGACTATACAACAAATGCTGGTGCACTAAAAAATAGATCAGCAGCAGGTGTAATTTATGAATTAGCGGGAAGAAAGAATAAGACCGCAGGTAAGAACAAATTTATAGATAATTTAAGCAGAGAAGATTCTCCATTTATGCCATCAAGATTAATTTGGCATGTGGTAGATAAGAATAGAAATAAAATGTCTGAAAATATCTATAACGCTTTGGAAAAGGCTAAATCAACACTACAAAGAAATTTATTAATGAGGAGAGGCTAAAATGACTACAGGTGCAGTAATTGCAAGGATTGTCTCTCAATACTCTGATAAAGGTAGTAAGGCTGCCCAAAAAGATATCGCAAAGACAGCCAAAAAGATTGATGATTTTAATAGAAAAGTAGTAAAGGCTTATGCTGCTGGAGCAGCCGCAGCCGCATTGTTTGCATATAAGGTTGGAAAGTTTGCTGTTAAATCAGCAGTAGAAGATGCAAAATCACAAGAAGTTCTTGCTAATGTTTTAAGAACTACAACTAATGCTACAAATGCTCAAATTGCAGCAGTAGAAGATTATATAACAAAGCAACAATTACTGACAAATGTTCAGGACACAGAATTAAGAGCGAGTTATGCTACCCTTGTTGCAGCAACAAAAGATACAACAGACGCACAATATCTAAATAGTTTAGCCGTAGATGTTGCAATTGGAGCAAATAAAGATTTAAGTACTGTAACAAGTGCACTTGCAAAAGCAGCACAAGGAAATTTAAGACCTCTTGAGAAATTAAATCTTGGTCTTGATAGAGGAGCCATAGCAGCAGGTGATTTTAAAAGAGTATTTGCTCAACTTGGACAGACTTATTCTGGCACAGCAGCAAAAGTAGCAGCCAAAGACCCATTTACCAGACTGAAAATACAGTTTAGCGAAATAGCAGAACAACTTGGTACTGCTTTATTACCAGCATTAACAGATCTTGCGCTTAGAATTCAAACAGAAGTTGTTCCTCAAATTGAAGACTGGATTGAGAAAAATGGAACATTAATAAGCAAGTCCCTTCTTGATCTCGTAAAGACCATTGAAAATATTGCTAACGCTGGCGTTGCATTAATTACATTCTTGGCAAGATTTGAAACACTTTTAAAGGCGATTGCTTTTATTGCTCCGTTTGGATTTGTGGCATCTCAGTTGATGCTTGTTGGTAAATTTACCAAGGGAGTGCTTGATGGAATTGAAACCCTTGTAAAACGAGCAGGCGGACTCAAAACTGTTGGAGGACTACTCAAAGAAGTAGGCAAAGTTGTTAAAGGCACAACAGGATTCTGGGCAAAATTTGCAGTAGCAATTAGAAATGTATGGACAATTATTTCTATGATTGTTCCTCAAGCAAAAGCCGTTGCAATTGCTATTGCTGGTATTGGTGCTGGATTTGCCTTAATTAAAATTTTATTTGGCAATAATACAAAAGCCGTAGAAAAAAGTAGCCAGGCACTTGGAGAGCAGGCTCGTACTGCATTAAGAGCATCCAGAACTAATCGTCTAACAGCAGAACAACTTAAAAAGAAGACTGAAGAAGAAAAGAAAAATGCAGATGCTATTGCAGCCTCTGCTGCTGCACAGAAGAAAGCGCTTGAGCAACAAAAGAAAAATGCAAAGTTTGAAGCAGACTATGCAAAGATCAATGCTCGTATAGCCAAAACTCATGGCGTTAAACTATTATCTGCAGAAGAAGAAAAATTAGTTCAAATTAATGCTGCTGAGGCATTGCTAAATAGACAGCAAAAAATTGATGAAATAAATAAGCAGAAACTAAAAGATCTTAAAGAAGAAGTTTTGCTAAGAAAAGTTGTTAATGACCTTTCACAAAGATATGATGATATCCTCAAGGCATTGGCTGATAACGACATTAGCAGCAAAGATATTGTTGCCCTTGCTGGTAAGTGGGGCGTCACAACAGAAGCAGTAGAAGCATATTTGGCTACAATATTTGCTGTTGAAGATGGAACAATATCAGATGATGAAGTTATTAATCTTGCACAAAAGTGGGGCAGCACACAAGCCCAAGCAGCACAGTATCTTGATTTCTTCACAGCATTAAATGATGGAGTTCTAAGCGATTCTGAAATTCAGAAGTTAATGACCAAGTGGAAGATGACTGAAGACCAAGTACGCTTGTACGCTGATTTTGTTGGTGTAGTAAATGATGGTAAGTTAACTGATGCTGAAATTATTAAAATTCAAGAAAAGTGGAAGTTAAGCACTGACCAAGTTGTTGAATACATCAAGAAGATTGGTGCTCCTGTTTCTTATTCAGGTACCCTCATTGATCCTGCTAAGGCAGCAGAAATTGGTTGGCTAAGTGCTACAGCAGCATTAGAAAGATATTTGGCTCTTTTAAAGGCAGGCACTGGAGTTGTAGTTGGCAAAACTGCACCTGGAGGATTTGTTCCTGGTTCTGGCGAAGATCCTGCAGTAATAGCAGCAGCAAAAGCGGCAGCAGATGCCGCAGCAAAGGCAGCAGCAGATGCAGAAGCCTTAGCAAAAGAAGCAGCAGATGCAGCAGCCGCAGCAGCAAGAGATGCAGCATTGAGAGATTATGCAGCAGCAAAAGCAGCAGGCGACATGGAGACTGCATCACTGTATGCAGCACAAGTAGGACCAAGTGCATTGGCAGCAGGAGAATCTGGAGCCATTGGTGCAGCATCAATAGCATCAGCATTAAGAGCAGCAGAACAAGCATTGCAAAATGAAAGAATTATGAGTACATATGCTGGTTTCAGGGCTAAAGAAAATGCAGACGCAGTCTCAGCAGGTATTCTTGGCGGTAGTATGACAGATGCAGCAGCAGACGCTGCAGAAAGAGCAAGATTTAGAGCACTTACTCAAGGCACAGTTGCTACAGGAGCAGGTATTTCTGGTGGTAATTTAATGGGTGCCCCAATTGTTAACATTACTGTACAAGGCTCTGTAACATCAGAACAAGATCTTGTCCAAACAGTCAGAAATGGACTATTGGCAACACAAACTAATGGAAACTCGTTACTATTAGAGGCAGTTTAAAATGGCAAAACCAAAACTTGGCGTAGAGATTGATTTTGCAAATGGCCCAGCATTTGGATATCCATTCTTACTGAATGACCCAAATTTTGGTATTTTAGATGAAAACATTCTTGCAGATGCTCCAGCAGACATTGTAGACATATCTGCTCAAGTAAGAAGATGCTCTACTCGTAGAGGTCGTAACCGTATTCTTGCCAACTTTGAGGCTGGAACTGCGACGGTAGTGCTAAATGATCCTAATTCAGACTTTAATCCTCAGAATACATCATCACCCTACTATGGTAAATTGCTACCTCTTCGTAAAATAAGAATATATGCAGATCAAGACAGAGGCGATGGAATTATTCAGAGATATTTCATGTTTTCAGGATATATTACTTCATACGATACAAACTTTTATCAAGGAACTAATGAAGATGCTACAGTTACTTTACAATGTGCTGATGGCTTCCGTCTATTAGCAAATGTTGCTACAGGTGCTGCTCCTCTTACAGTAGATAATTTAAATACAGTTCAACTATCTGGTGCAAGAGTTAACTCATTATTAGATTTTGCTACTTGGCCAGTAGGACTTAGAAATATTGACACTGGCGATTCTGCTATGCAGGTAGATCCAGGTGGAGAAAGAAATGTGTTACAAGCAATTCAAACAATAGAGCAATCTGAGTTTGGTGCTTTTTATATTCAGCCTACAGGAGTTGCAAGATTCTTGGATCGTACAGATGTTTCTGAATTGGCAGATGTTGGTCCTCGCCTATTTTCTGACCTTGTTAATGTTGGTCTACCATATATTAATTTAGATATAGCATTTGATGATCAACTTATTCTAAATGATGTTTCAGTTACAAGGGTAGGTGGAACAACTCAAACAGTTGAAGACCAAGACAGTATTGATACCTATTTTTATAAGTCAGGTCAAAGAACTGGAATTCTTGTACAAACAGACCAAGAAGCAAACGATCAAGCAAGAATGTTACTTGCAGCAAGAAAAAATGCTGAACTTAGAGTTGATTCTATGACATTATCATTATCTACTGATAATAATAGCCTTAATGTTGCTGGATTGACCACAGATATATATCGTTTGATATATGTATATAAGACAATGCCTGGTGGATCAACAGTTGAAAAAGAATTGTTCGTGCAGGGTGTTCAACACGATGTTACTCCTACAGCATGGACAACAAAGTTCTTTACTCAAGAACCAATTATTCAAGCATTTATCCTTGATTCAGCAACTCAGGGTATACTTGGATTAACAGATCCACCCAACAATAACACTTTATCATACTAACCATAAGGAGAATAACATGCCTACAGGCAGTCCAAACGCTGGTTATAAGACCTTCAATACTGGAGATGTTTTAACCGCAGCACAGGTACAGTACTACCTGCAAAATCAGTCAATAATGTACTTTGCTGACGCTACAGCGAGAGACGCTGCCCTGACAGCACCTATCCGTCAAGAGGGAATGTTCGTCTATCTTGCTGATACAAATACCACAATGTACTATGATGGTACTACATGGCAGTCATTTGGTACTGGCGATGTTACTGGCTTAACAGCAGGGGCTGGAATTACAATTACTAACCCATCTGGTCCTGTTCCAACTATTGCAATATCAACAGGTGCAACTCTAACATCACCAAAAGAAACAGCAAATATTTCTGCAGTAGCAGCAACAGGAGCAATTAATCTTGATGTTCTTACTGCTGCTGTAAATATTCGTACAGTAAATGCTACAGGTAACTGGACAATCAATGTTCGTGGTGATGGATCAACAACCCTTAACTCAATAATGGCAACTGGAGAACAAATCTCAGTAGTATTTGAGTCACCAAATGGTGCTACAGCATACTATCCAACAGCCTTTAACATTGATGGATCTGCAGTAGTTCCTAAGTGGTTAGGTGGAACCGCACCTTCTTCTGGTAACATTAACTCTACAGATGTTTATGTTTATACAATTAGAAAAACAGGAGCAGCCACATTTACTGTTATTGCTTCACAAAGTAGATTTGCCTAATAATTAATAAGGAGTAGAAGTGAGTCCATTAGAGCGTTTTCCAAGCGGTATAGGCATACATTTAAGAGCCGCAGTAGCACCAGTTCCTGCACCTATACCTGCCCCAATTCCTGCTCCAGTGCCTGCACCTATTCCTGCACCTATTCCTGCACCTATCCCAGCACCTGTACCTGCACCTATCCCTGCTCCTGCGCCTGCGCCAGTAGCCCCAAGTCCAGTTGCACCTTCACCTGTTGCGCCTTCACCAGCACCTGCGCCTGTTGCGCCAAGTCCTGTTGCGCCAAGTCCTGTGGCACCTTCACCTGCTCCAGCACCTGTTGCTCCAAGTCCTGTGGCACCAAGCCCAGTTGCTCCAAGCCCTGCACCTGCTCCAGTAGCACCGTCACCAGTGGCTCCTTCACCAGTTGCACCTTCTCCAGTTGCACCTTCTCCAGTGGCTCCGTCACCTGTGGCTCCAAGCCCAGTGGCACCTTCTGGATGTATTCCTGCAAATGGATGCGTACCTGCATCAGGTGGCCCATCAAGATGTGGAACTTCAAATTGCTGCCAGTGTGAAATTGACGGTTGTACACTTCAAGTATGCTGCGTACCTTGCGGTGGAACATGGACTGGAATCAACTGCGATCCATGCTAATGCAAAATAATTCAATCTATGCTACACTACTACTAAGGAGAACTAAATGAAAAGAAAATTTATATTCGTTGTTGATGGCGAAGTAGGAATGAACTTATACTTTGAGGATGAAGGCGATGGAAGCGCAAAGTTCCAGAGAAATGCTGCTCATGCTGCAGTTCTAAGTTCTAACCCTCAGATAATTGAGGTTCCTGCTGCTGAAGAACCTTTAGACGATGTTGACTATTTTGGATGGGGCTATGTCAATGGAAAACTCACAAAACCAGAAGCCTAAATCAGCCTGGCAACAATGGAAAGAAAACCTTGGAGAGACAAGGCCATGGGACTTAGTAAATCCAAATGCTGAAAGAGCATCAGAAGAAGAGGCTAAAAGAAGATTTGAGATATGTAAAGGCTGTCCAGAACTTATTAAACTAACCACACAATGCAAAAAATGTGGTTGTGTTATGGCTGGCAAAGTCAAATTAGAAAAAGCAACATGTCCCATTGGAAAATGGTAAATCGGAGGAATAATGAATAAAGAAGAAATAGCACCTGGAATAGTAGTTTATAGCGATGTAATTCCTGATAGCGAAAATCTATATAATGAAATAGAAGAAGGAATGCAGTCTGCTGGCATATCTTGGGGCGAGGCAAGGGTAAAAGAGCAAGATGCTAACCATGTCAATCCAAATGCAAGAGATACAAGTATCATAGGTGTTCCTTACAGAGGACTAACAGAAGTAAATACTGCAAGTTTAGCAGATCTATTTAATAAAAATCTTAGTGATTTATTCTTTACTCATTTTGATCCTCTTGAAGCAGACTACAAGGCAATGTTTGCTATAGATACTGACTGGCATGATACTTTTGGAATTCTAAAATATGGAAAAGGCCAAAAGTTTACTAATCATATAGATGATTGCAGTGAATTTCATAGACGAGTATCTACTGTTTATTATTTAAATGAAAATTACACAGGTGGAGAAATTAACTTCCCTCGTTTTGGTATCACATTTAAGCCAAAGGCTAATCAGATGATTGTATTTCCATCTACATTTGTTTATAACCATTCTGTTTCTCCAGTTGTTGAAGGAACAAGATATGCCGTAGTAAGTTGGTTGCGATGAAAGATCCATTAGTTGTAAATGACCTTTTAAGTCAAGAAGACTATGACAGACTTCTACTTGCCCTGGCAAATCCTAAGAGTTTTGAATATTCTGCGGGATTTAGCAGGTACTGTATTGCAGACAATAGCCTACCTATTCTAAAAGAATTAGCAGATAAATTAGTGCCAAAGGCAAGAGAAGCATTTAATAGCGAAGGTTTACTGCCTACATATGCCTTGTTTGCACATTATGAAGGTCAAGATCCTGAACCAAGTTTATACAAGCATAAAGACGATAACGCATGTACTTATACTCTTGATATGTGTGTTTATCAGGTAGAGCCATGGGACCTGTTTGTAGATGATAAGGCTTATACGCTTTATCCAAATCAGGCACTTGCCTACTATGGAAATGATCAATGGCACTGGAGAGAGAAGTTTCCAAATCCAGAGACTAATCATGTTGCTATGATTTTCTTCCACTTTGCAGAACCTGACCATTGGTATTTTACTAAAGGGCCAGATTATCTAAGAGTAATTAGGGGCGAAATAACAGAAGATGAATGGAACAACAGATAAAATATTCTTCCAACTGTGGAATCCTACAGGTCTAATCAATCAGGTAATGAGCCTGGAATTAGCAATAGGTCTGTCACATGAAACAAAAGCACCTGTTGTAGTGCACTATGTAAGCAATAATGGTGACAATCTATATGATTTTAGAACTGTTCCAATCTACACACCCTCAAGATGGTACAACGGACAAAGAGAAGGTTTTACCAATCCTGACCAGTTCCCACATCTTTTAGACCTTCTTGATTTTGATGCAAACATCATAGTTGTTGATGAGAAAATAAATACATTCAAGCAAGAAGAAGTAGTCATAGGTGATATGATGAATAACTACTACTATAGTAATCAGCCAGAAATAACAGAATATGAACTGGCATTTGCAGAAGGTAGACAAAGATTACCATTAGATAAGCCAATACACCTAAAAGGAACATTAGGCTGGTACTCAAGATTCTTTTATGGCAGAAGCCCTGAACTAAATAAGACATTATCTTCAGTTAAATTTAAGAAGGAATATACTGATTTGGCTCACAAAATATCTGCATCTTTGGGTACATTTCAGGGTATGCATTTAAGGCTATCTGATCATATTAAAATGTTTGAGACTACCCAAGAAATGTTTGAAGACTGGCTAAATAAATTTGAACAGAATAATATACCAATTGTAGTATCTACCTGTGAACCAGGACATAAAATGGTTCAAGATAATAAACATAGATTTACTCTATTAGATGAGTACATTGTAAATAACTTTGCAGATGACTTTAAATCCCTGCCATTTCAAGACGAAGTGGTATTTGGCTTAATCTGCAATTTAGTCCTACATGATTCTGTAAATTTTGTGGGTACATCAGGAAGTACTTACAGTGCTTATATCCATAGAATAAGAAATCAAAAGGGCATTGAGACATGGGATTTCTTTGATAACCCACCAAAAGCAGAAGGATGGGCATACTCCTGGTTTAACTATCCATTAGATAATGGCAGGAAAATGTGGTGGCGTGAATGGGAAGAGTCAAAATGTTAAAAAGAATTAAATATAAGTTTAAGATGTGGCGTAAATACAGAAAAATACCTAAAGGTGGAGTAATCTACTAATGCTATTTGATGTATTTAATCCCAGAGTTATTCCTCATATTGGTTATGATAAGACTAATCCTAAGAAAGATTATTCTCAATCCCAGCCAATTTTAGCCAGTCATTCTGAGGTTGCAAGACCAGAATATAACTATGAATGGAATAGCGATGGTCTGAGGTCCATAGAATTGTCCACAAGACCCTCTGTAATGGCTTTAGGATGCTCTATAACGCTTGGACAGGGCCTTCCTAATGATATGGCATGGCCCCAACTGCTATCAGGCCTCTATGACGCTCCTGTGGCTTCTATAGCCTACTCTGGAGCCTCTGCAAATAAGTTAGTTTCCAGTTTCTTTGGAGCCATACATCAATATCAGTATAAGCCAGATATAGTCATTGCTCATTTTGCTAATTTTGAGAGATTTTATTTTATAGATGGGTATGCAAGTGGGCTTAGGGATTGGTATGCCAACCACTCACCTAAAGTCACTAAGGCTACAGCCCCTTGGAATTATCAGGAAATCTTGCCCTATGAATGGGTTTATTACCAGAATTTGGATCATATCAAGATGCTTGAGGCGTTTTGTGAAGCGGCAGGAATAAAGTTATATTGGTCTTGCTGGTCAAATGGACTAACAGATGAACAAGAACAATTTTTAAAAGATAACTTTAGACACTACATACCAGATCCTACAAGAAAGCAATTTCCATCAAGTTTTGAATTTGGAGTTTTTGTTAATAATATTTCTGACTTACCTCCTCATTATGAAATGATAAATTGGCCAGGATGCCACTCAGAATGGAAAGAAAAGCATCCAGATGTATTTGACTATGCCTACGATTATCATAAATTTTCTGGAGATTGGGGGCCAGGTGCTCATTGGCCTCATCCAGGATTGCATAGACAGTTACATATCGCAGAATTTTGGAATGAACAACTATGCCAGAAATAGTTAAAGAATTTCCAACAGATGATGGAATAGGTGCCATGCTATGGAAAAAGATCTATGCCATGTCCTATGCTAAACAACAGAATAAATTGTTTGAAGATACTCCACTTAAGTGGTTCTTAATACATTCATCAGATAATATCAAGAGTGAAGATGACCCAAAATATGCTGAGATGCTTGAGAAATTTAATAATGTTCTACTAAACCCTTGGAAAGATATAGATTTTGATTCTATTCCAGATAAAACATTATGTCCTCATATTGGTCTTGGATGGTCACATGCTCCAGGAATTATTGCAGAAACAGATTTCTTAGACTATGCACCAGAATTTAATAAGTTTTCTGACACAGTTCATAACTCAATAGTCATACATATTAGACGAGGAAATGCTGTGCCTGAAAATCCAAGGTACACAGAAGACAAGTTCTACTTTAACCTACTAAAAGACATACCTAAGATAATACAAGATTTACAATTAGATAACCCAAGAGTCATTATTACTACTGATGCAAGAAACGAAGAGCCATATACTCCTGTAGGCGAGAAACAAAAGATGTTTAATTGCCAGCCATATTTACATAAAGATGAGTTTGGTAGATATCCAACAACAGGAATTGATATAGATTTACTTAAAAGTGCTTACCCTAATGTTGAGATAATTGATTACTTAGATACCTATGATGCTTTTATTCTTATGCTTACCGCCAAAGTTTTGATAGTTGGGAACTCTGCATTTAGTCAATCTGCTGGATTATTATCTACAAACATGGTTATTGCTATGCCACCAAAAGAAGGCATGAGTCATATATTAAACAGATTTAAAAATAAAGTTGGACAACTAAACAAAGAGGGGCGTTATGAAAATTCTTGGAATCAATGAAACAACACATGATGCATCAGTAACTCTTATAGAAGACGGAAACATATTATTTGCTGGACATGCTGAAAGATTTAGCAAAGAAAAAAATGACTGGTATACAAATGACGAATTAATAGATTATGCATTGTCTTACGGAGAACCAGACAGAATAGCGTATTACGAACATAGATGGCTGAAGAAGGCGAGAATAATTACTCGTGGTGGCTTTGGCGGAGGAAAGCCCTATTATCTCAACAGAGCAGATTTGAAATGGGTGCCAAGAGAATCATTTAGCCACCACTACTCTCACGCTGCAGCAGGGTACTACACAAGTAAATTTGATGACGCAGCAATAGTAGTCTTAGATGCAATAGGTGAATTTAACACAACATCTATTTGGGTAGGCGAAGGCTCTAACATAAAGTCAGTTGAGAAGAAAAACTATCCATTTAGTTTTGGTCTTTTCTACTCAGCCTTTACAAATCTTGTAGGACTAAAGCCTAACGAAGAAGAATATATCTTCATGGGAATGGCGGCATATGGAGATTGGCGTAAGTATTATAAATACATAGAATCATATTTTGACAACAAAGATAGACAAGCATATAACTTCCATAGAGGAATACATGACTGGCCAATTCCAATAACAGAGCAGGATAGATTTGATATTGCTGCTGCTGTACAACATGTTTATACAGTTAGGCTTTATGAATTTATGATGCATGTTAAAAGAATAACTGGCAAGAAAAACCTTGTATTTATGGGTGGATGTGCTTTGAATTGTTCAGCCAATACAAGACTGTGGGAATTATTTGATGATATTTGGATCATGCCTAATCCTGGTGATGCAGGCTCTTCTTTAGGTGCCGCCGCAGCAGCGTATGGTAAGCATGTAAACTGGCAACATCCATATCTTGGCTATGACTTAGGTGGTCCATATCCAGTAACAGATATTATTACAGGATTGATCAGAGACAAAGTAGTTGCTGTTGCTTCAGGCAGAGCAGAGTACGGTCCAAGGGCTTTGGGTAACAGAAGTATTCTGGCTGATCCAAGAGATCCTGATATCAAAGACAAAGTAAATTTAATTAAGAAGCGTGAACTATTTAGACCATTTGCTCCTGTAGTGATGGAAGAACATGCTCATAAATGGTTCAAGATGGACTTTACAAGTCCGTACATGCAGTATGCAGTAGAGTGCTTACAACCAGACAAGATTCCTGCTGTCGTTCACAAAGACGGTACTTCAAGAGTACAAACAGTCAATAAAGAACAACATCCAGGATTATACGAAGTGTTATCAAACTGGTATGCCATGACTGGAGTTCCAGTGTTGTTAAACACAAGCCTAAATATAAAAGGGCAACCTCTTCTCAATGACGAGAATGACATTGTTGAGTGGGAGAAAACTTACAATACAAAGATAGCGGGGCGAAAATGAAGACAGCATTAGTACTTGGAGCAGGCGGATTTATAGGTAGCCACTTAGTCAAAAGACTAAAAGAAGATGGCTTCTGGGTTCGTGGAGTAGATCTTAAACATCCAGAGCACTGGGAAACATACGCTGATGACTTTGTAATTGGAGATTTAAGAGATCCAAGCGTTATAGAAAAAGTAATGCCAATAAGATTTGATGAAGTGTATCAATTGGCTGCTGACATGGGTGGAGCAGGTTATATCAACTCTGGAGATAATGACGCAGAGGTTATGGGTAATTCAATACTCATAAATGTTAATGTTTTAAAACAAGCAGAGAAGGTAAGAGTTAAATCTATATTCTTTTCATCTACCGCTTGTGTGTATCCAGAATATAACCAGATGGATCCAGGCAGCATAAACACAAGAGAAGATTCCGTATATCCAGCAGCACCTGACACAGAGTACGGTTGGGAAAAATTATTTAGTGAGCGTTTATATCTTGCCTACAATAGAAATTATGGCATGAAGAACAAGATAGCCAGATACCACAATGTATATGGACCATACGGTACATGGGATGGCGGTAAAGAAAAGGCACCAGCAGCAATTTGTCGTAAGGTAGCAAAAGCAACAGATGAAATAGAAATCTGGGGCGATGGTAATCAACATAGATCCTTCTTATACATTGATGAATGTATCAAAGCAACAGTAGATTTTTATAGACAAGACAAGTACTTTGAGCCAATAAATATTGGTTCTGAGAGAAATGTGTCTATAAATGAGTTGGTGGATATTGTCTGTGAAATAGCAGGCAAGAAACTAACTAAGAAGCATGTGCCAGGTCCTCTTGGTGTCCATGCAAGAACTTCACACAATGAACTAATAACATCTGTGTTGGGTTACGCTCCAGATGAAAACTTGGAGTATGGCCTTACCCAGACTTATCAATGGATACAAGGAGAACTAAACAAATGAGCATAGAGCAGTGGGCAGGCTTTATAGTATCTGCAATCACCATAGCAGTAGCGTTTGCGGGATCCGTAAGGTTTCTCGTGAAACATTATTTATCTGAGTTGAAGCCTAATGGTGGCTCAAGCATAAAAGATCAGGTAAATAGATTAGAGGCAAGAATGGATCAAATTATGGTGCTTCTAATAGAATCAAATCAACCCAAGAAAAAGAAAACATTTCAAACAAAGGGCGAGTAATGCAAAAATCACAAAATGGATGGCCAGCATCTAAAGATCAAAAAGAAATAGACATACAGATCTTTAAAATAAAGGGCACTGACAGGAAAATGAGACTACAGAAAGACGCAGGAGTAATCTTGACTGCCTTTGCTGCTGAGTTTCATGCTCAGGTAGAACCTATTGATGAGGGAGTGTTTGACGATTGGGCATACGCCTATAGGGATGTTAGAGGTAGTGATTCTGATTTATCAAATCACGCATCAGGAACAGCCATAGATCTAAACGCTACTAAGCATCCATTACATGCGGAAAATACTTTTACAAAGCAGCAGGCTCGTATCATAAGAGAGTTGTGCAGCAAGTACGGAATTCGTTGGGGCGGAGACTATGCAAAGCGCAAAGACGAAATGCATTTTGAGATAGTTGAAACACCTGACGAAGTAAAAGCAAGAATAAAAAATATGGGGCTAAGAAGGAGTAAGAAAAATGGCTAAAGCCAAAATCGTAAAGTCCAATAAAGAAAAAGCAATTGCAATGGCCCAGTCATGGGCAAGAGCATCATTTGCCTCAGTTGTAGCCCTCTACATGAGCGGAATCACTGATCCAAAGGTATTAGCAAACGCATTTTTAGCAGGCTTGCTTGCACCTTTAGCAAAGGCTCTACAGCCAAATGAAAAAGAGTTTGGCGTAAATAGCAAATAACTGCTATACTTATACTATGCAGTCAGGTCACACTCACACTTAAGGGAATTTGGACTATCACTGCAGAGGGCCTGGAAGCAATTCTGGGCCTTTTTAACATAACGGGACAACCAAGGCCTGAAAGTGTCTGAAATCGCCTTATACGGCTTTTAAAGGGCATCTGGAAGGAAACTCATGGGGCGATTCATGGGGCTAACCAAGGAGAATACCTATTAATAAAAATACAATAATCGGAGGATTATTTGTAGTCATAGCAGTTTTATTATTACAAGTAAGTACTCCACAACCAGCAGTTCCAGTAGTTTATGAGCCAAGACCTCCAATGATGCAGGTCAATGCAAAGGCGGTAGCGAAAGAATTGCTAACAAAAGAACAATTCTCATGCTTTACCAAGTTGATAGGAAAAGAATCAGCCTGGAATCCTAAAGCAGAAAATCCAATTTCTACAGCCAGTGGAATAGGCCAAATGCTTGATTCAACTTACGAAGGATTAGGCATGAAAAAATCCAATGCGGGAATAGCACAATTAGTTGCTACCCTTTCATATATTTCAAGAAGACATGTTCATCCATGTAATGCATGGGAACACTTCAAAAATAAAGGCTGGTATTAGAGTTTGACATGATACAAGTCGTGATGGTATAATAATTATATTGGTTGCCATAATCAATAATAAATGTCAGAACACCTCCTGACTATAGCCTCCAAGGTAGTTATCTCAATTTCCGCCTTGGAGGTTATTTTTTTTTGCGGGAATTTGCAATAGAAAAACTCATCTGCTACAATAGTACCAAGAGTCTATATGGAAAGTCACTCTTTAAAAAGACTGCCAAACAACTGAATAGATAAATATGGACATAAGTATACGACGAGCACACATAGTTTTATACGCAAGAAGGTTTCTTTACAAAGGCGTTTATCCCTTCGTTCATATTAGAAAAAATTATAAATCTACAAAACAATGTAGCCTATCCACATTTGGTCGTGTCACTGGGAGGATCAAAGTGTTGTGTGTTAAATATAGAAATATATTTAGTGAACGCTCCAGGTCAATGAATTATCATTGGATTTAATGTTTTAGGTGTTATATAGTTCCTTATATATAATATTAAAAAGCCAATTCATTAGAGGACACAAGGATAGGGCCTTTGCATGTTTAAATATTAAAAATTATATTTAGACAATTCAGGAGGAAATATGATGAAGTATATTATTGGTGGTTGTGCTTTAGGAATAATTTTAGGCAATTTAACAATTGGGCTTGGAGCAGCCTTTGCCCTTTATCTTTGGACAGGTAACAAATGAAAGAACCAGGATTGCTATCAAGATTTTGGAAACACAACAATGAATCAGATATAAATAACATGACTGATGAAGAAGTGCTACAATTAGTAGATGAATATCTTGAAAGATACATCACTGCTTACCAAAAGCGGAATCCAGGAAAAGACTTACCTAACATAGGTAGTACACTTGCAGATGTAAGAAACAAACGATATAACGGAGACAACTATGGAAAACAATAAATGGCAGTTTGTTGATGGAGACATTATTCTGTCATCAGATGATCCACAGCAATTAGAAATGGCAAATCAATGGATTTTGAATTTGACGCAGTTAATACGACAACAAGTAATGGAGGAACTGAGCAATGGGAGGACCAATAATGAATATGAACAACCAGAACTACCAGAAGTACCCTGCTGAGGAATTGATTGGAATCAAGATAGCATTAATCAATGCACTTGAGCAATTAGATTTTCTTATTTACAATATGGAACAAGATCTGATTGAATGCGATTGTGAAGACGGTTGCTGTAAGTAATGCGTTTCCACTTAGTTGCTTTACCTCATACACAAGTAACCAAAGAGTTCAGTAGTTGCGCTTATACCGAAAAAGTTATTGGATTTGCCAACATGATGACTTCCCTTGGTCATGAGGTATTTCTATATGGCTCTGGTCCAGGTACAGATGCAAATGTGACAGACTACATTCAATGCTTACCAGAACAAGATAGATTAGAAGCAGTAGGAGACAAGCACTATACATCTGCTTCATTTGATAACACTCTTCCACATTGGCAGATATTTAATCGTAATGCCATTCAAACAATTGCAAGACACATTCAACAAAAAGATTTTATCTGCCTTATAGGAGGCACTGCTCAAAAGCCAATAGCAGATGCATTTCCTGATCATATGTCAGTAGAATGGGGCATTGGTTACTCTGGAGTATTTGCTAAATATAAAGTCTTTGAATCAAACACATGGCGTTCTGCTGTGTCAGCACAATTTAGAAATGCTGCATCTATTGATATTAATTTCTTTGATGGCGTTGTAAATGGTTATTACGATGTAGAAGATTTTCCGATGCAGTTAGAGAAAAAAGATTATTATCTTTATATGGGTCGTATGACTCAACGCAAAGGCGTAGACATAGCAAGCCAAGCCTGTGAACGATTAGGCGTTAAATTAATTATGGCAGGATCTGGAGACTATATTCCACCTTATGGAACTTACATAGGTGAGGTAAAGGCTAACGACAGGGCTGCTTTACTTGGTGGAGCAATTGCTACATTTACACCAACCATCTATCAGGAACCCTTCTGTAATGTTCATATCCAGTCTATGGCCACAGGAACACCTGTCATAACAACTGATATGGGTATCTTCACAGAAACCGTCCAAAACGGCTTTAATGGCTTTAGATGCAATACTCTGGCTCAGTTTATTGAGGCGGCGGAACTGGTAAAGAAATTAGATCCAAGGAAAATAGCCACAGACACATATGCAAAATACTCTACTGATATGATTAGATATCAATTTGAGGCATATTTTAAGAGATTATTAACATTATGGGAAGATGGATTTTATCAAGTTTGACCAGTCATGTCTGATAAATATGGCTAAGAGTTTGCAATATACAGAAACATCTGGTATACTTATAGTATGCAGTTGAAAGACTGTAAATACTAACAAAGGAAATTGAGACTATGAACAAAAACTTAGATAGTTTAATGTGCGTATTTTGCGAGGGATTTATCGCAGACGCAATTGATTACACAAAGACACAATTCTGTGCACCATGTAACGAATACAAAGGCGTAATAACCGTCAGAGAATTTCTGGAGGTATACGCATAATGAAAACATGTTCAGAATGCAAGCAAGAAAAAGCATTATCAGAATTCTATAATACAGATGCTTTTAAGAAATATAAATTTGGTGTTGACTTCAAATGCAAGTCATGCCGAAATGGATACAATTTAAGGGTAAGCAGAACATCTGGTAAATTTACCTGTACAGTAGACCAATGCGATAGAAGACATTATGCAAAAGGCTACTGCCGTTTACACTATGATCGTGTAAGAGATTATGGAAGAACAGATATTCTAAAAGAAGTTCTACCATTAGACCAAGAAAAGCAATTCTACAGAACCATAAACGGAAAAGTTTACAAGGGAAATCTATATTCTCTTGAGAGTAGAATCTGGCATAAGTATAAGATGACAGTAGAACAATGGACTGCTCTTGCTGAAAATGGTTGCAATATTTGTGGAGCAGCAACAGGAACTGCATCAGACCGTCATTTACATGTAGACCATGACCATGCTTGTTGCCCTGGTAAGACTTCATGTGGTGAATGTGTAAGAGGCATTGTTTGTAATTCATGCAACACAGCAATTGGCCGTTACGAAAAGGGTACTCTAAGAGATGATTATCCAAAGAGAGATGGCATCATAAAGTACCTACAAGACTACACTGCTCGTCGTAAGAAACTTGACAATATCAAAACACTTCATGATGTATTTGTAGATCCTCAAGGAAAGTACAAGGAGTGGTAATGAAATGGATAAAAGAGTTTGTATCAAGTGTGGCATTGAGTATCCGCTACAAGAGAAGTACTTTGCTTATGCTCATGGCTCAACTACAAGGTACCTTACCAAGTGTAGAGAATGCGTCAGAGAATACCAAGAAGAATATAGAATCAGAAAACAAGAAGAAGAAGTAGGTGGCGGAATGTACGAGATAAAAGAAATACCAGAAGCAACAAAGAAGCGTAAAATAGTTAATGCTTTAAACTACATTCATCTACAAGCGTTTGGAGAGCAACTAATGGAAGATATATATTGGTGCAAGACTGATGACTGTGTTCAGATAACTGAAAGCATTTGTGGTGCATGTGATAAGCCTATGGAAAAGATTGGCTTCATAGACTACAACGAGGACAACAAATGAATATTGTTTGGATGATACTTGCTGCATCATTAGCATTCTTTTGTGCAAGAAGTATTTTAATCTGGGGCTTCCTTGGATATGCAGTTGGATGGCCAGTCTTAATAATCCTTCCATTACTTGGAGTAAAGGTAAAGAGATGGGAAGAAAGACTTGCTACTCTTGACTCAATCAATGAGAAACTAAAAGAAAAAGCAGAAAGTCAAAAGCCAGAAGGATATCAAGAGTTTGATAATGTTGATGACTTGTTCAAACAATTAGAGAAAAAATAGGGGCGCAAATGGAATGTCAACTATGTCAGCATGATGCAAGAGATGAGAAGTATCTTTGCAGACGCTGTGAGAGTATTATGAGAGATCAACTCTCTGACATTCCTACCCTGCAACAAGAAGCAAAAGGATTCCTGGTTCCAGGTAGAACTGGATCAGGAGCACCAAACTCTGAAAGGTCAATAGGCTTTAATGTAGCAGCAATGGATTACTCTATGGCTGTGGATATCTTGCCAGTCCTACATACATATGAGGCTAAGATCAGAAGAGGTAGAAACCTAACACCGCCAGCCCTGTTGAGGAAGCATCCAAGTATTGAGACAGAGGTTGCTGCAACAGCCCAGTTTCACATTACTCATTTAGGGTGGAGCCTACAACAGGACTGGATTGGTGATTTTGCGAGGGAAGTTAAAGAGATCCATGCCAAAGGATTAGCAGTAACTAAATCCTTCATAGAGAAGACAAGAAGAATACCATGTCCAACAGATCAATGTAAGGGTAAGATAGCAATAGATATTGAGCAGATCTTAGGTGAGGTAAACTGCCTAAAATGTAGAGGTTCTTGGACTCTATATAGATTATTACAGTTGGCTATGGCTAATCCAGATAGAAGGTTTTGGCTGGATGAAGAGGCTATCTGTCTATGGTTAAATATCACCAAGAGAGAACTCATGAAGGTTATAGACAGCCATAAGGTTCCCAAGAGGAATGGACTCTATGACTTATCTACAATAGTTAGGATAAGAAATGAAGTTGCGAGTTTTTAGTATTTCTGCTATAATGAGAGGGTCTGTACTTTGTGCACCCAAAATCAGGGCGGAATCTAAAGAGTACCAATCAATCCCAATAAAGGAACTAATCCATGTATAATCTACATTTAGTAATAGGACCAGTTCAAGTAGGATTAGAGACAGATGAGAAGTTATCCTTTGATGGTGTTGAGTCCCTATTAAACAGAGGAACACTAACTGCACTAACATTATTCAATGGACATATGGGTGCCATGGTCAAGTATGAGAACTACGATAATGAAGAAGATCATGACTGTGAAGAATGTTCAATAGAAAATAATATAAATAATAATGAAGAAATTTAATTCACCTTGTTTATATTGTGGCATCATATCTCGTGGCGGTATCTGTAGAGATTGCAAGAATGCAATAGAGGCAAGGGATCCCAAGAGAAAAGAAAGAAATAAACAATACGATCATGAATGGAATAAGATAAGTAGATTAGCCAGATCCCTACAGCCCTGGTGCTCAAGATGTGGATCAAAAAATGACCTGACGGCGGACCATATATTATCTCTGGCGAATGGTGGCTCAAATATACTGGAAAATGTCATGGTTTTGTGCAGAAAATGCAATTCATCTAAGAAATAAAATATAAAATTAATCTAAAATAAACACTTCCACTACTGGCACACCCTCCTGGCACTATCCAGGTATGGGTATTTTTCTGCGTATGCGTAATCACAGGAAAC